GGTGGACCTGACTGGCAATACCTTACGGATGGGCGTGCGCAAGAATGCCGATGATGTCAACGAGGTGTTGCTGTTGACCACCGAGAATGGTGGGCTCACGATCACCGATCCGGTGAACGGTCTATTCACCGTGTGGATAAAGCAGCTGGATTTGGAACGGTTGCCGCTGGATGACTATCAACACTCTCTGATCCGGATCGTGAGCAATCTGCAACTGCGCATCTGGTCGGGCACGCTGACGATCAACGCTGGACCGAGCCGATGACCATACTCGACGACAAGCTAGACGTCATCCAAGACACCGACGTATCGGTTGGTCCGACCGGAAGCGACGTCACGGTCGTCACAGATTTTGAGGTCGAGGTCATCCAGGTCTCCGAGCAGGGACCTCCCGGACCACCCAGCGCCTCGGTCCGCTACGGCAGTGGTCCTCCGCCCGACACTCTGGGCATTCCAGGTGACTTCTACATCGATACCGTGTCCCATTACATCTATGGGCCGAAGTCCAGCACGTCGTGGCCGCCAGGCGTCTCTCTGGTCGGCCCGCAGGGAGCTCACGGCACATCCATCCTGTATGGTCCGGCGGACCCGCTGTCTACCGATGGTAACAACGGTGACTTCTGGATCAACAATACGACCCACTTCCTGTTCGGTCCGAAGGCCGGTGGGCTGTGGCCAGCCGGCATCTCTTTGGTTGGTCCGCAGGGCATCCAGGGCATCCAGGGCATCCAGGGCAACACTGGCCCGGTGCCATGGACCACGCCGCCGACCGCATGGGCCACGGCCACCAACTACGTGAAGGGACCTCCCGCCTCGCTGGTCTATACCGGTGGCAACACGTACGTCGCGACGGTCGATCATCTCTCGGGGGCCAGCTTCAGCGCCGATCTGGGTGCCGGCAAGTGGGCTCCGGTAGTCTCTGGTGGAAGCGGCGGAAGCTCCGTCTATATCTCGGACACGGCACCGACCGGCGTTCCGGCGAACTCGCTGTGGTGGAACTCAACCAACGGTCTGCTGTACGTCTACTACAATGACGGCGACAGCACGCAGTGGGTGATCGTCAACCCAGTGCCGGACGTCAACAGCATGGCCGTGCGCTACGACCTGGCCCAGGCGCTGAACACGCCGCAGCAGGCCCAGGCGCGCACCAACATCTATGCCGCACCCGGCAATCTGCTGGCCTTCAGCGGCATGCAGATCAACGGCGGGTTCGAGGTGTCGCAGGAGCGCGCACAGGGCGTCGGCGTCCCAGCTAGTGGCTACGTGTGCGATGGTTGGGTCGCATCAAGAGCGGGCACGTCTGCCGGATTTGCCTTCACGGGCGGCCCGATCTTCCCCGGTGGGAGCAATTCTCTTTGCGCCTACATCACCACCGCGCAGCCTGCGCTGGGCGCGACCGACCTGTATATGTTCTATCAGCCAATCGAGGGCTATCGGGTCGCGCGGCTTGGCTGGGGTAGCGGCGCGGCGCAGCCGATCACGCTCGCGTTCTGGACCGCGCACCACCGGACCGGCCTCTACGGAGGCGTGGTCAAGAACCTCGCTGGAAATCGCTGCTACGCCTTCTCCTATACGCAGAACGTGGCCGACGTCCCGCAGTACAACGTCGTCACCATTCCCGGCGATACCACAGGGACGTGGCCCAAGGACAACACGATGGGCATGTACGTCCAGTTCGCGATGGCTGCTGGTTCGAACTATATTGCGCCGTCGCTCAACGCGTGGGTCGCTGGTAACTATTGCACCGGCCCTGGTCAGGTGAACGCCGTGGCGGCGACTACGGATTACTTTCGTCTCGGGGGCGTCATGGTGCTGCCGGGCAGTTATGCGCCAGCGCAGGAGGTCGCGCCATCCATCCTGCGGCCATTCGATCAGGAGTTGACCAGCTGCCAGCGCTATTGGTTCAGCATGTTGATGACGGCTCGCATATACGCGACACAAAGTGGCTCTCCATACTATTGGCCGTTCACCTATCCAGTGACCATGCGGGCCGCTCCGACGTTGACGCTCACATTGGGCAGCGGCTCGGCAACCAATGTGTCTGGCACACCGACCTTGTCTCCCTTGGGCGTGTCCGCCGCTGCGATCGGGATCGTGCCTGTGGCCGTGGGGGATACCTACATTTATGGCCAGACGCTAACCGGAGACGTGAGGTTCTGACAGATGGGCATGAACTTTCCCAACTCTCCGACGACCGGCCAGCTATTCCCGGCGACGCCCGTGGCTGGCCAGCCGGTCTATCGTTGGAACGGGGTGGCGTGGGACAGCATTGGTTTTGCCTCCAGCGGTGGAGTATTCTTTGGCGATGCGCCTCCGGCGTCACCGGCCGATGGCGCGCTGTGGTGGAATAGCGCCAACGCCCAGCTCTACATCAGATACAACGATGGCAACTCGAGCCAGTGGGTGGTGGTCGTCTCCGCTCCGTCGGTCCCGTCCTACGTGGCGGTCGCCTCTGCCTACGATAACATCGCCATCAATCCAAAGATCAATCTGTCGCAGTCTGGGTTCACCAACATCGCGTTGGCGACCGGCGTGCCTCAGCACGGTCCGGACGGCTACCGGGCCCAGTTCAATACCGCCACTGGCGGGGCCTCGTTCGGGATCAGCCCGACCAGTGGGCAGCCCAGGAACTACATGTACCTTCAATGCACCACCGCATTCTCCGCGATGGTCAGCGGGGACATGGCCTCGTTGTGGCAGTGCGTGGAGGGCATCCGCATCGACAATCTGAGGTGGGGCTCCAGCGATGCGAGACCATTGAACTACGCGTTCATGTGCTACTCCGACGTGGCCGGCACCACCTTCCTCAAGGTGATGAACGGGGCGGCTAACAGGTCCTTCTATCGAGAGTTCACTGTCGCGGTGGGTTGGAACTTCATCTCCGGCTCCATCCCTGGGGACACCACGGGCACGTGGCCTAACAACAACACCACGGCGCTGTACTTCCAAATCTTCGCTACGGGCAAGGAGACCTCTCCGGCCGCGCCGGAGGTGTGGAGTGCGAACATGAAGTTCGCGACCACTAACTCCCAGAACCTGTTCGCCACCTCGGGTAAGGCGTTCGGGATCAGCCACCTCTGGCTCTCGGAGGGTCCTAATCCGCCGAGCCAGAATGACCTGCCCTATCTGATGAGACCTGACGCCGACGAGCAGAGGATTTGTGCCAGATACTTCCAGCTGCGCAAGAGCCAGGGCGCCGGAGAGGTGCTCGGTGCTTGTCAGGCGTTCGCGGCCACGGCGGCCTTGGGCTTGGCCTGGACCTTCCCGGTGATGATGCGGACCCAGCCGACGCTCACGATGGGACCGACCGGCAATGACTTCGCGTTCCTGGACGCGGGCACGACGGCCCACGTGGTCACTGGGGTAACGAGCTCGATCGGAACGCTCTATGGCTATCAGATCAACTGGAGTTGCGGTGGTGGTCTGACCGCACCGGGTATCACCTATCTTCAATTCCAGACCGCGAATGGAAATCTCACCGCAGACGCGAGGTTACAGTGATGGCAGACTACGCATTGACTGAGAGAGAGGACGTGGTGAGACGCACGGCGGACAACGCCTTCATCCCGAGGGATGAGGCCAACTATGACTGGCTGGCGTACCAGGAGTGGTTGAAGAAGAAGGGCAACACCCCCGATCCCGCCGCATCGATGACGTTCGAAGAGAAGAAGTGATGGCACTGGACTTCCCAAATGCTCCTGCGGTCGGGCAGCTCTACCCGGTCTCGCCTGCTGCGGGCGTGCCCCAGTTCAGGTGGGACGGGGTGGCGTGGAGCTCGTCCGCCTTCCCCCAGCTGGCCGGGGCGGTGCGCTATGACACGCCCCAGGTCCTGGGCACCTCCCAGCTGATCCAGGCTAGACAGAACATCTTCGCAGCGCCGCTGGACGCGGAGAGCTACAACGGCCTCCAGCTCAACGGCATGATGGAGGTCAGCCAGGAGCGGTTGGCCACTGCGTCCACGATGGTCAGCGGCGTGGCCAGGTACATCGCGGACATGGCCCGCGGCGTCTACTTCCAGGCCGGCAACACGGCGGTGGTCACGTGCCAACAGGGCTCCAGCGTGCCCTACGGCATACCCAACTCCGTTCAGATCACGGCCAGCGGTCCCCCGCTGTCGCTCTCCAGCAACAATGATCACGCCAGGTTCGACTTCCCCATCGAGGGTTATCGCTGCTCAAGGTTGGGGTGGGGCACCCCCTACGCGAGCCCGATCACGGTGTGCTTCCTGTTCTACTCCAACGTAGCCGGCACTGCCACGCTGTTCGCCTACAACAGCGCCCAAAACAGAACGTACCTGACCAACTTCAACTACCCTGTGGCGAACACTTGGTCGTACTACGT